TTGGTGTCACGAGAGCGTCCTGCAGCGAAGGCAAACCATCGCGGCAACGCTGCAGGATTTCCAAACTAGTGGGGAATTGACAATTGTCAAAGACGAACTGGATGACATCACCGCCATCATTGAGATCATTTCCGACATCAAGCGAAGAAATCTTCTGGCGGCTGTCGCTGTTGACCCTGCTGGCCTCGGTGAATTCGTGGACGCGCTCGGAAGAATCGGAGTCTCCGTTGCCGACAAAAATCTGATCGGTGCGCCGCAGGGCTATCGCATGATGAATGCGATCAAGGGCACCGAGCGCAAATTAGCCAACGGCACGCTCTGGCATAGCGGATCATCGTTGATGTCGTGGTGCGTCGGCAATGTCAAAATCGAACCGACGGCTACCGCTATCAGGGCCACCAAGCAGAACGCCGGCGATGCCAAGATTGACTGCGCCATGGCGCTGTTCGATGCGGCCATGGTCATGAGCGACAGGCCGACAGAGGCGCCGGCTTTCCAGATGTTCTTCGTCAGCTGAAATTCCTAAAGGTGAAATCATGAAACTCAACCGCGCCTATGCGGTGCTCGACATCAAATCGTTTGATGACGATCAGCGCATCATCGAGGGCGTTGCCTCGACGCCGACGGTCGATCGTGTTGGAGATGTTGTGAAGCCGCGCGGCGCAAGATTCAGCCTGCCCATGCCAATGCTCTGGCAGCACAAATCCGGCGAGCCGATCGGGCATGTGGTGTGGGCCGAGGCGCGTGACGACGGCATTCCATTCCGCGCCAAGATCGCCAAATCGGTCGAGCCGGGAAAATTAAAAGACCGGCTCGACGAGGCGTGGCAATCAATCAAATTGGGATTGGTGCGCGCGGTGTCAATTGGATTCCAAGCCGCCGCCGACAAGGTCACGATGCTTAAGGGCGGCGGGATTCAATACGATGAGTATGAAATTCTCGAGCTATCCGCGGTCACGATTCCCGCCAACGTTGAAGCATCCATCCACACCATTCGCGCCATCTATCATAACTTGCGCGCCGCGTCCGGCGATACGCAAGTGACCCCGGCCTCGTCAGGCCATTCCGACAAATCCGTCGCCGTCGCGGCATCCCGTTCCATCAAATTGGAGGCCAAGACGATGGCCACGAAAACCAATGCCGAGAGGATGAAAGACCTCGAGGCAAAACGCGCCGCCGAAATGGCCGCGCGCGACGCAATTCAAAGTAAGATCGTTGAAGAAGACCGCACCAAGGACGAGGCCGAACAGAATGCGTTTGACGAACACTCGGCCGTCATCAAGTCGGTTGATCGCGAGCTGACTGATTGCCGGCTGATCGAGAAGGAATTGATAAGCACGGCAAAGCCGGTATCGAACGGCGATGGCATCGAGATGCATTCGCAGTCGATCCAAGTGAAGGCACCGACGCTGCCACCTGGCCTCGGCCTGATCAAGCGGCTGGCCTGTCAACTGCATGCTGACGTCTATCACCGCGATGTCATTGCCGTGGCGCGGCAATACTGCGGGCAGTGGCCGCAGATCGAAATGGACATCAAGGCGGCGGTGGCCACCGGCACGGTTACATCGGCAACATGGGCGGGCAATTTGGTCTATGCGCAGAACCTCGCCAGTGAATTCCTCGAATTCTTGGTGCCGCAGACCTATCTCGGCCGCATTCCCGGGCTGACGCGGGTCCCATTTAACTCGCGTATCCCGCGTGAGAATTCGGTTATTACGGCACAGTGGGTCGGGGAAGGGGCGTCAAAACCAGTCGCCGCCGGAACGTTCGATACGGTCACGCTGACGTTTGCCAAAACGGCGTGCATCATGGGCGTGACTGATGAGCTGGCAAGGTTCTCAAGCCCATCGGTTGAAATGCTGGTGCGCGACAATCTCGCCAAGGGCATCGCCAAGTTCCTTGATGAGCAGTTCATCAAGCCGACGGTTACCGCGGTGACCAACGTGTCGCCGGCTTCGATCACCAATGGTGCCGATTCCGATGCAGCTTCCGGCACCGATATAACGGCGGTGATCCATGATATCCGACAAATCCTGTTCCACTTCCAGGAGTATAATATTCCGACCGATAACCTGACGCTGATCATGCAGCCGGTGCTGGCGACATCGATCGGCACCATGCTGACAACGTTGGGCGTGGTGGCGTTCCCGAATGTCAACGGCAATGGCGGCAATATTCTCGGCATCACGGTGCTGACCTCGAACAACTCGCCGGCCGGGCAAGTCACCGCAATTCATCCACCGTCGGTGTTTGTGGCGGATGAGGGCGGATTGCAGATCGATGTGTCGCGCGAGGCCTCGGTCGAACTGGATTCGGCGCCAGCGGCCGGCAACTACCACCTGGTCTCGGCATTCCAGAACAACTTGGTGTTTGTGCGTGCCGAGCGCTACATCACATGGCTGCGTGGTCGGGATAAAGGCGTGTTTTATCTCACCAATGCGGCTTATGGTGGCGCGGTGACCGGATGATGATGCGCGCGTTGAAGTCGTTCGAATACAACTCCCGCAAACTTGCGGCTGGTGAAATATTCGAGCCGCTTTCAGACGCGCATCGCATGGTATTGTCCGCGGCCAAACTGGCTGCGGAGAGTGATGATGCGGTGCCGAAGCAAAGGAAACAACGCTATCGGCACCGCAAACTCGAGGCCGAGAAAGGATGAAGATCCTCGGCTTCGAAGTTTCCGTGCGTAAGCAGTCGCCCTTGCTGCCGACCAACATCTATGACCGCGGCTGGTGGCCGATCGTGCGCGAGCCATTTGCTGGGGCATGGCAGCGCAATCAGCCGTTGAGCATGGAGAATCCGCTGCAGAACGCGACGCTGTATCGTTGCGTTGCCATGATTTCAGCCGATATCGCCAAGATGCGGCTCAAGCTGATGCAGCCGGTCGATCAGGTTTGGCAGGAGACAACGGCAAGCGCTTTCTCGACCGTCCTCAACAAGCCAAATCGCTATCAGACCCGCATTCAATTCTTTGAAAGCTGGATGATCTCCAAGCTGCGTGCCGGCAACGCTTACGTTCTCAAGGAACGTGATAATCGCAACGTCGTCAGCGCGCTGCACGTGCTCGATCCGAATCGCGTCAAGCCTATGGAGGCATTGGACGGATCGTTATTCTATGATCTCAACACCGATCACCTGGCTGGTATTACCGATGAACATGTCGTGATTCCGGCCAGCGAGATCATGCACGACCGCATCAATTGCCTGTTTCACAAGATGGTCGGCATGTCGCCGCTTTATTCTACGGCCGCGCCTGCGGCGCGCGGACTGTCGATTGAACAGTTTTCCGCAATGTTTTTCGGCAATGCGGCGCGACCTTCCGGCATCCTGACGGCGCCCGGCAACATCGATGAGGCCACTGCAGCACGGTTGGAGAACAACTGGCACAACAATTACACCGGCATCAATCAGGGCAAGGTGGCGATTCTGGGTAGCGGGCTGACCTGGAATCCACTGCAACAGAACGCCGTCGATAGCCAATTGATCGAGCAGCTCAAGCACAACAACGAAACGATCTGCACGGCATTCGGCATCCCGGCGTTCATGGTAGGGGCGAAAGATCCGCCAAATTATCAAAACGCTGAACTGCTTGATCTGCAATATTACAAGCAATGTCTGCAGTCTCTAATCGAGCACATCGAACTGATCTTGTCGGAAGGCCTTGGCTTGATCGGTGCCGGTTATCGCGCCGAATTCGATCTTACCGGCCTATTCCGCATGGACTCGCAGACGCAGATCACGGTGTTGGCCGAGGCCGTGAGCAAGGGCATCCTATCGCCCAATGAAGCGCGTAGAGTGCTCGGATATGTCGATGTGACCGGCGGCGAATCGCCAATGGCGCAACAGCAGATGTTTACCTTGCAGGCATTGGCCAACCGCGCCAATGCGCCGGCCTTGCCGGCTGCCCCGGCGCCAATGCCGAATCCAACAGCACCAGCACCAATCAATCAGCGCGCCTTGCTCGACGCGATCCGCAGGAGCCTAGGCCATGCAACTGCAGCTTGAGGATATGCTCGGGCGAGAAATAGCCGAGATCATCAAGGAGCACACCGCGTCAATTAAAATGCAATTCGATCAGCGCATCGCCGCGCTGGAGGCGCGTATGCCGCAAAAAGGCGACCGCGGCGAAATCGGACTGCAGGGTCCGCGCGGAGAAAAAGGCGATCGCGGCGACATCGGCTTGCGTGGCGAAGTTGGCATTCCCGGCAAGGACGGCAAGGACGGCAAGGACGGCAGGGATGGCCTGTCCATTCATGGCGAAAAGGGCGAGCCGGGACCGCCAGGTCCGCCGGGCCAAGACGGCAAGGATGGCGTCGGACCATCACGCGGGCGTTACCGCGGGCCATGGAAACACGATGATGATTTCCATCTCGACGACATGGTCTCGTGTGGCGGCAATGGTTGGGTCTGCATGATAGAGGGGGCAAAAGACAAGCCGGGCGACTCGAAGCAATGGCAATTATTTGTCAGGAAGGGCAGCAACGGCAAGGACGGCGAACGAGGTCCGCCGGGTCCCATAGGCCCAACGGGCAAATATGAGCCATGAGAAAATCCCTTTTCACTATCCTGGAGCCTACTGCGCCGGTCTATGACCTGACCACGGTGGATGCAGTTAATACTGCGCTCGGCATCCCCGGTAATACCGCCGACGATGCGATCATGGCTGAGAAGATCACGGCGATTTCCAAGATGATCGGTGAATTGTGCGACCGCTATTTC